TAAAGTTTCTGGCATTTAATTCGTACAACTATAGGAGAGGCTTTTAGCGCGCCTGCTTCGGGTGTGTGTATTTAAGCCGAAAAGCATATGAAGCGACAAGATGATGCGGTGGCACAGGCGCTGGATGCTCTGGCTTCTGAGATGCCTAGCAAGGAAGACTTGCAGAGATGTTATACCGAGGTGACTGAGAAGCTTCGTAATGAAGACCTCAATCCCAAGGAAGTGGAAAGGGTACTGCGGCTCTTACGAAAGAGGGTGGTATCGTTCATTCGTGTGTCAGATCTTTTAGAGAAGTGGAGTTTGTACAATGGCCGGTAGTGCGTTTGCAGTTGTGACTGGTGTTCTAAGTGATGCACCAACATCACGAGCCACAAAGGGTGGGTCGACGGTGGTATCTCTTCGTCTTGGTTGGTCACGTAAGATAGGCCAAGAAACGAAGTGGGCAAACATAGACGTCACTGTCTTCGGAAAGGACGGTGAGAGAGCTATGGAGTGGCTATCGAAGGGCAGTGTTGTCACTGTGATGGGAGAGCTACAGCAGGACGAATGGGATGATCGCGAAACTGGAAAGAAGCGGTACAAGCATTTGATTGTTGCGAGTCGGTTAGTATTCGGCCCAAAGAAGGATGATGGCGATGAGAAGCCAGCCCAGCAAAAAGAAACGAAGAAAGCGACATCAAAGAAGGCAGAGGAATTTCCAGACGCCTCAGACGAGTTTGATAACATCCCGTTCTAATCGTCGATACAACATCGCTGATTCGGATGTGGTGCAGGTTACTGATCACGCACTACGAAGATTCTGGCTTCGCATTGACCCGATCCCCAGTCGGGAAGAAGTAGAAGCCAGGATTAAAACAGAACTCAAGCGGGGTTTCTTTCTCAAAAAGTATCGACTCGATGAGAAGGGAACTCCGGTTCTTTGCTGCAAGTGCAGTGGCATGAAGGTGGTGATTGCTCCCCAGGCAAACTGTTGGTCCGTCTTAACTCTCATGGAAGGAAAAGCAAATGGGAGCGGTAAAGCCAGAAGATATCAAACAGGCTTCTAGGGTACTCCAGGCTTGTTATGAAAAGCAGATCGTTGGGCATGAAGTCCAAGAAGCGATCGACAATGGATGCAAAGTTCTTGCCGTCAAGACTGGCGATAAGATCATTGGGGTGATTATTGGTGAGCGAGATTTGCACGAGATCTACATTCGTCGGATTGGGGTGTTACCATCTCATCGTGGCAAGGGGTATGGTCGTGGTCTAATCAATGACCTCATTCGCCTGGATGGAGTCAAGATACTGACGATGGCCGTTCCCCGCCATGATGCTGGTTCTGTCACGTTTGCGCACCGATGCGGATTCCATTACTTCGGTGTTGATATGAACAACGAGGGTAATGAGATATGGCGTCTCAGTGCGCGAGCGGACAAGTCTACCCGAAATAGACTCGAACAGTTCTTCTACGATCGCCCTAGTCGAATAGGCGATTTTGGTCGTCGCTGTTAGCCTCATCGAAAAGTTGGCCAATGCGGGAGCCAGAGATAGCACAATCCATCGGGATGTCGCGTCTCACAAGTTCGCGGAACACTTCTCTGCGGACACTGTGCAATACGAACATAATATTGCTGGCTTCCACTGGCCGACCACCGATACCATTACGGATATTCATGGCTGTTTCTTCTTGGGCAATTTGTTGGGATGTCAGACCTTCTGCTCTTTTTGCCACGATCCATCTTGACCGTGGCTCCATTCCCGCTAGTATTGAAGAGACTACCTCAGCAAGATCATCAACATCGTCATGGTATTCATCTTCGTGGACATTGCTTTCTTCCGGCTCTGCGAGGATAGCTTTGACATCATCCTCGTTGAAGAGAAATGTTCGATCGCTGTCAACAAGATCCTTGGGGATTGGCTTGCCAAACACTCCAGCGAACTTCACTACGTATGACGAACACTTCCTTGGAATGACGCGAGCTAGAAATGAAGAGAGGCGACTCTTGCTGGGATCGTAGTTTTTGAAGGAGAGATAAGCGTGAGCAATCATATCCTCAAACAAATCATGCACATGGACCGATGGTGGGCGAGGATGCTTGTAGCACAACGTCCAGATCCAATGAGCCTGGGAACAGAGAAGTATTTCGAGAGCCTCCTGATCACCATTATGAGCCTTCTCTGCATACTCCCGTTCTTCAGCGGCTGTTAGTCTTCGGGCCTTGCGTCCACCTAGAAATTTTGCAACAGGATCGTGTTTAGCCATGAGAGAAGCTCCTAAAGTTGTTGCCTATTGTCGCCAGTCAGATTCCAGTTCCGTAGCGACATCCTTATCCATACCCGCACAAATAGATAAGCTTGTGCAGTATAAGCATTGTACACTACCTGATGTACAGTGGGCAAGTGTATCTGAACCAGAAGAATACCCAAAAGGTTTTTTTTGTGACAAAGGTGTCAGTGCGTACGGAACCAGTGTATTAGCAAAACGTCCTGCCGGTTCCGAAATGCTAAGGATTCTTAACAAGGGAGACCATGTACTTTGTTGGTCCGTCGATCGAATGTTCCGCAATGTGGGGGACTTCGGCACAACAATAGACATGTTTAGAAAGCGTGGAATAATTGCACACTTTGTCTGTGAAGGAATTGATTTAAGTACAGCTAGTGGACAATTGCGGGCAGCTATTCTGGCTGTTATGGCTGAGCACTTCTCACGCATGATTGCATTCAGGACCAAGGAAGCCAACGCAATCAAAGCCATTAGGCAGGGGAAGGAGCCTAAGAAGGTAGGCAAGACGGTTCGCCCTATTCGCTTAGACGATGTCTCGATCGAGTCAGAGCAGGTTGCAACCAAGGTGGTAGCCTCGTATCCACGCAAGAAGAAAGTGGTTCAGGTTGAGAAGATCAGTCGTGTATGGGGGTATATTCGCTGCTCCACAGATGGACAGGTTGAATCTGGCTTGGGGCTCGATGCGCAGAGGCAGAGGGTATCTGAGGTGTGCTCATCAATGGAATGTGAGGATATGGGTATACTTGCAGATGAAGCCATATCATCCTTTAAGATTTCGTTCTTCAATCGGCCAAGTGGACAACGCATACTGAAAGAAGCCCAGCGTGGTGATTGCATTGTGGTCTATCGATTCGATCGTATCTTTCGATCGCTCACCGATATGCTGGCTACCATTGCCAAGTTCCGAGAACTGGGGATTACGTTGAAGCTTATCGAGGAGGGGATCCAAACCAACAGTCGCGATAGTGATTGGTACTTGAGCTTGCTGGGTACATTCGCTGAGCTGGAATCCAAGATCAAGGGGCAGCGAATTGCAGAAGCCACGCAGTTCCGAAAGCGAGAAGGCTTGGTCTACACTGGAGCCTTGACCTTCTTTAAGCCAGCTACGATCGGTGGTCAACGTCGCTATGTCCTTAACTTCGGGAAAGCTGTCCGAGTACGAATGAGCCACATCCTGCACCACGAGGTTGGATTAACCGTCCATGAGTCTGTCCATATTGTCAACGGACTCACAACACAAAAGATGCGACTCAGATACCCCAAGACTCCATACGTACATTTCATTCTCAAGAACGCCGCGCGAAGCAAGAGCGATCTCAAGAAGGTTCCGATCATCACAGACAATACTTGCAAGCGAACCCATGAGCTATGGCATCAATTACTCGACGCCATCGGTCCCGTCGCTGCTAAGCGTATTGAGCAGGTAGCCCGTCAGGAACTGGCAGCAGATATTTCTGAGTCCTTGCTCGTCTTCCTCAAGCGGGCGGGGGTATCGATGGATCGTTTCCGAGACAAGTTCCTCACTGCCTCCTTCCGAAAAACCACCAGTCCCCTTCCGGTCGAGTCGAGTGACAGTGCTGTACTTCTGACTGGCACTGAGGATCTCTAGGCATCGCATTGCCACTTTGACCTCGGTAGGTGTAATACTGGCTTGCTGCCCCTCTTGTATCTCATCGAGTTGATTCGAGATATTAGCCAGACCATGTTGAATCAACTCCATATCTTCAGCACTCATTTAACGCCCTCAGGAATCTATAGTAAGCCTCTGTCGTTGCCTTCTTGCCGCTCGGTGTCTTCACCGTCTCTAACTTCACTCTGCGCCCATTAAGGCTCTTGGCGCCATCATTCACCCACCGCAATACAGTGCTGTAACTGCGATCGGAGAGCTTGGCGATTTCTTGCAGAGTGACTAGCTGTTCATTTTCTATGTCAACCATTTTCATTCATCTCCCCCTATATTGTTCCATTCTCATCCATTTCACTTCATGAGCCCGCAAATTTAGCCACTGAACCTGGAACCATAGGCGGAAGAACCCCACTCCCCCAAGGTGACAGAGGTACTAATGGCTGATAGTGAATTGACCAAGATGCTTCAAGAGCGTCTTAGTAAGCGAGCAGACAATCAAGCTGGCTGGCATCCCAAACCTGTAGCTGCGGAAGTTACGGAAGAAGTGACTGAGGTAGAGACTCCAACTACTGAAGTCGAAGCAGTCGAGACTCCCGCCGAACCAGAAACACCTACTACTCCTGTTGAGACTCCAGCAACTCCGGCACCATCCAGTATTAAGGATGTGTTGGCAAAACAAGGTCTCTCTGTTGAGGGGCAGTCGGATGAGGACTTAGGCAAGCAGCTTGTCAATGTTCTGGCTGAACGTGAAGAGCTGCGTCGCCAACAGGAAGAGATGCGACAACAGCTAGAGCAGTTACAGCAAAAGACTGCAACTCCCGCACCTCCTGCCGCACCCGTTGAACCACAACCCCAAACCCGCGAACAAAAACTCAAGAAGTGGAACAAGGTTGAGATCGATCAGAGCCTAGTTCGTTTCTGTGATTACGACAACGAGACGTCCAAGTTCATACCGAACGCTAAGTATGGCAACGAAAGCATTAAGGCTGCCGAGACCCTGAACAGTCTTGTGGCTGAACAGCAACGACGAAGCCAGCTTATGGTCAATGATCCGAACGCAGCCCTTGAGGAAGCGGGAATCTTTGACGAGCTCGACAATCGGTACGAACAAAAATTCAAGCAGTGGCAGCAACAGTTTGTTACCTCTCTCCAAGAGAAGCAGCAACAGGCTCTAGCTACACGCCAGATGCAGCAGCAGCAAGCCGAGGTGGATACCTTCTACAAGTCCATTGAGAAGGAAGTATTTAAGATCGGCGCTGATGGCAAGCCTTTAGTTGGTCTTGATGGCAATCAAGTTCCAACGGAGCGAGGTCTTCTCTTGCGAGAGAAGGTGCATCAGTTGTGTCAGGACTTAGAGGTTGAGCAGCCAGACCTGCGAATCTGGAAAGCTGCATACAAACTTCTTCCACCCGTTGAACAGCCTAAGGCGCCAGAGCCTACGCCCGAAGCGAAGAAAGAACAAGTCAAAGAAAAGAAGACGCAGTTCATCGAACAGGCTCGTAAGAAGCCAGAGAAAAAGCCTCTCAGTGTGACCGGAGCTTTTGCCCAACCTCTGCCGGAGCAGAGCAATAGGAAACAGTCGTTTAAGGACATGCTCGTAAAAGATCCTGAGAATGCTGAGATTCTTGGGACTTTCTACGAGGGAGCGTGAAGCATAAGACAAGGAGTCGTCAATGACAACCGAGGCAATTTTAGCCATTCGGAACACAGCACCCAAGTATCTGAAGGGTGCATCCGATCAGACCGTCCGCAACCGTTTCTGGTTGTCGATGTTGGAGAGTGAAGGTCGAATCCTTTACAACCAAAGTGGTGTTGCATGTAACTGGAATGTTCGTGCTCGCCAGCCTGCCACTCGTACTCACTCTAGCGGTGTAGGTGTCGTGTACACCCATCACCAAGCCTTTGAGCAGTTGACTGTTCCAGTGGCTGGCTTGATTGGTTCGCAAGCATTGGACCTCAAAGTTCAGATGATGAACAAGGGGCCGTTGGCAATCGTGGATCTCTATGCTGACGCTATGGATAGTGTTCTGGCTTCGGTCGGTAACGCCCTCTCCGCTCAGTTGTTCATCCGCAACACTGGCAACGGTGATCAGCTTGTCGGTATCGACACGCCGATGGTTCCAGACGGTAGCGTTGTTGCTGCTGACATTGTGGCTGCTCCATCGAGCACTGCCGCTTACGGTGGGAAGCTTGTGAAGCCAGGATCTTACGGTGGAACTTGGTCGACTGGATTGACTGTGAAGCCATCCAGCGTACTCGCAACTGACTGGCCCCTAGGAAGTGGCAGTTCTGATTACGATTTTGTTTCGCCCAAGATGATCAACTATACATCCACCTCTTGGGGTACGAACGGAACCACTTGGGCCGATAACTGCGAACACGTTTTGCGTCGAGCCAAGAACTGGATTCGTCACTTATCCGGTGCATCGAAGGTTCCGACTTTGACCATGTTGGCTCAAGAGTTGTATGACGAGTTCCAAGACAAGTTGACCACTCGCGAACGCCTGATGGTTAGCGACTACGCTGGCAAGTTGGGCTTCACTGATGACGTGATCAACTACAACGGTTCGCTTGTTAAGAGCGAATTCGATTGCCCAGCCGGAACTGGTTACGCAGTCAATATCGACGAGATGAGCTTGTTCAGCTTGCACGATCAGTTGTTCTACTTGGTTGGACCAGAGTTCAACAACACTGCTTTGGCACACGAAGTCGCAATCGGTTTCTTCGGAAACCTGCGAATGAATCCTAAGCACATCGCCAAGTTCGGCGCTTACGCCTAAGCGTTACTGGCGATTAAGTTCAAAAGTCAAAGTCCATAAAACGGAGAATATAAAGTGGGTGCAGTACGAACAATTATGTATGAGCTTGGGCAAACTGCTGACAGCGATGAGCTGGATCAGTTGCTCGGCACTGAGGCAGAGTTTCCTCATGTCAACTATGCGTTGGCTCCACAGAACCGAGTTCTGTTGTCGAGTCGACGAATCAAAGCGATCTGGATGAAGAACGGTTCGGGTGGGGCGTTGAACCCCAACGAAGTTCTTACGCCTAAGAGTGGTGCTCCTCACACGGAAGTTGGTGGAGTAACTGGTTCGGCAGGTACGGGCGTCGGAGCGGTTGATCCGTTCGTGAGCTCGGTCGCAGCCAACAAGTACTTCTGGATGATCGTGGAAGGTCCAGGCAAAGCACGATCGTCTGGTGCAATTTCCGCAAACGCGATCTTGATTCCTGCATCAACGGGTGAAGTTACGACTGTCACGAACGATGCTCCAGGTTCTTTGTCGGCTTGCGGTCGAGCAATCACTGCGGCTGGTGGTGCTGACGTCACGATCGACGTGTTGTGGAAGTTCCCTCGCGTCTAATTGAAACATGGATGTGGCCAGTGGGTGGCAGGGATGTCGCCTGCTGGTTCTTTTACGAGGTGCAAGATGGATAAGTTAAAAGGTATGACTCCAAAGGGTGAGGCAATGCATAACCCAAAGTATGCAGCTAACCCAAAAGCGATCGGTTCGGAGGCCATGATTCAAAACGTGGTTTCTGAAAGTGCTGCTTTTCAGCCAAGCGAGCCAACTCAATGTGACCCATACAAGGGTATGGTCTCGCCACTGAAGACAAAGAAATAACCCTACGTCTTTTGATCTGGGGGGTGGCCTTGTGCTACTGGGGTAGGGGCTGGTGAGTTTTGCTTACCGGCCCCGCTTCGTAATGTGATATGACACTAAGTCAACCTGCTGGTCGAAGGCTTCAACACTGTAACGAATGTCGTAGATGCTATCCCCCTTCTACTCTGCAAGGCGGCTATTGCTCAGGCTGCCGAGAACTACGACGATCTCGCATTCAGGATCAACTAATCATGAGTGATCAGCGTCAAGTAGCGCAATTCTCCCGCGAACTTATTTCCCGCATCAAGAAGGTTGGATCCGATCAGCAAGTACTCGATCAGGTATTCCATAGCTTCATTGAAATGGTGGGTGGGCCTACAAGTCTAGCTGTCAAGCTCAAAGAAGACTTCGATAAGGTTCGAGGTGAAGGGCTCAATCCACGCGAACAAGCTCTGTACGAACGCAAGGACTCAGTCATTGTGAAGTACTGGCAGATGATTCTCACTCTACAAGAGAAGCTTGATGACCGCAACAATGTGGATGCCAGTGGTCTTACCGATGAAGACTTGCGTGCAACTCTGGCTGCTTTGGCTGCACAGATGATGGCCGAGGACCAAGACTTCCGAAGCCAGGTTATGGGTAACGTCGCCATGCAACGGGCCCCGATCGATGTTGATCCTCTTCCACCAGCGATAGGTGAGCAGCCAAGCTGGGAGGATAGCAATGAGCAGGATTGATATCACAAGCCGCGAAGCCGCAGCACTTATTGAGGCAGCACGTAGACGCACGACTGCCCTTGAGTTGTTTCGCTCTCAACCTCACCAAGACTGTATCTTTCAATCTGCCGCGCGTGAGATTCTAGTTCGTGGTGGTAACCGATCGGGAAAGAGTACGTCTTGTGCTGTGTTGACGGCAGCGAGTGCGACTGATGCTTACATCACACTATCCACTGGTGAGCGAGTTCGAGCTCGAAGACCACATCAGATAGGTCGACCATTAACAATCTGGCTTATTGGTTACGACCAAAGACATATCGGTGAATCTCTCTACCGTATGCTATTTCGTCCAGGCTTGTTCAAGATCATCCGTGATCTAACAACAGGGCAGTGGAGAGCATTTGACTACAACAGTGAATCAGATGCAGCCAGAGCAGATGAAGCACAGCCCTCATTCCCTTTGATACCCAATCGTTACATCAAGCCAAACTCATGGGTGTATGAAGCGGCTGGCAACAACGAGTTCAAGAAGGTTACTATCCAGAATCCAGTCACCAAAGAAGTGCTGGCTGAAATCTACGCCTACTCTAGTAAGGCAGAACCAAAGGCCGGTGACCCTGTCGATTTGATATGGATAGACGAAGCCATCAAATACCCTAAGCACTACGCTGAGTGGCAAGCTCGTCTCGCTGACCGTCGCGGTCGAATGTTCTGGTCATCTTGGCCAGCCACTAGCAACCCTGCACTGCGTCGACTCACAGAGCGAGCCAAGGAGTGCAGAGAGGAAGCCAATCCACTCGTTCAAGAGTTCAAACTGACGACATCCAATAATGCTCAATTGGATCCAGAAGGTAAACGCCAGATGATTGCTGGCTGGTCGGAAGAAGAAAGACTAGCTCGTGATCAGGGTGAATATGCTCTCGATCAGTTAAGAATGTATCCGCTCTTCGACAAGGCATTTCATTGTGCTGATTATCCAGAAGGTGTGGAAGATGAAATCACCAAGGCTCTTAGACAGAACAATTGGCAGCCACCATCGAACTGGACTCGCGAACTAATCCTCGACCCTGGAACGAGTAAGCCAGCAGTTTTGTTCGTAGCTATTCCGCCTCCGACGTTGGGCGAATACTACGTGGTGTATGACGAACTCTACCCAGGCAGAGCAGACGCTGACCAGCTTGCAAAGATGATTAAAGTCAAGATGCAGGGCTATCCATTCTATCGGTTTATTATTGACCAGCGTGCTGGTAAACAAACCCCGATGGGTTTTAAGATCAGCATTGCTGAGAACTACGCGCGTGCGTTTGAAGAAAACAATATCTCTTCTGTGATGACGGGCCATCGGTTCGCGTGGGGCTCGGCTAATGTTGAAGCTCGAATCATGCGTCTTCAAAGCTGGCTTCACATCAATCCCAAGAGTGGAAGCTTCCCATACCTTCGAGTCGTCACCCATAAATGCCCAGTGTTATGTCGGCAAATGGAAGAGTATGTCAAGGAAGAGAACGATGGAAGCACAGTAGGTGACAAGCCTGCTAAGGATCAGTCAATCGATGAAGCAGTGTGTCTTGAATATTTTGCCGCTAGTTTTCCAAAGTGGTTTCCAGTTACAGGGAACAATATAGGGGGAGGATCCCCTGCGTTTCGTTTATTCCAACAACTCCAAGCTAAAGCAGGTCCAGGCAAGAAGCCAGAATCTACAGTCCTTGGAGTAGCGCTTACCCCCTACAAGGTTTGATATGGGTTTGAACAAAAGCTTTAGTGGCCTAGCTCCTGTCGCACTTCCAGTTCTGTATTGTCCGCCGCACACTCCCGATGATGTGATTCCTGCTTTGACTGCGGACTCGTATCCAGGTGGCAAGGTATCGTTGAATACTTTTCCTTGTGCGAAGAATTCAGGCAGTGAGTACAAGCATGGCATCCCACACGTCAGTGATCCTGGCTTGTTTGATGACAAGGGGCATCCGACTGCACTAGCTCGCAATGGATGGTGGTTATTTCCGAAATGGTACGAAGACCTCATGACGGGGCCAGAAGTCTTTGCTGAGGTTCCACGCACTAAGAAGTCCACAAAGGACAAGGGTGACGCCTAATGTCTGAACTGATGAATGGCAGGTTAGCCAAGCTGACACAAGTTTGGTTGACACGAATCGAGCAAGCCCGCAAAGCGCGTGAGCCGTTCCGCCAGACCGCTGACATCTGCCGTAACTTCTATCAAGGTACGTGCGGGTTTATGTGGGACGATACGTTCCGCAGTAAGTGGTTTAGTAACCTGCCAGCGCCTCAGTTCAAAATGACCATCGCGAAGGCTTTTGAGTTAGTTGCAATCATGGCTCCATCATTGTATTGGGACTATGCTGGTCGCACTGCCAAGCCTTACGCACGATTCACGATCGAGCCTGACGTTTATGGTGACCCAAGTGACCCGAATGTTCAGGCTCATTATCAGCAAGTAATGCAGCGATATGAGTCGACGATGCGAGTGAATAAGACTCGTTGCTCGCTCATGGAACAATACCTCAACTACTCTCAGCGTGAGCAGCCTAACGGTGGCTTGATGGCAGAAAGCCAGCTTGCAATCACGGAAGCTCTTATTACTGGTCGGGGTTGCTTGTGGACGGAGACGTTCCAGTTTCCTGGTAGTGAGCGGGTTCTTACTCGATCGGTGTTTGACTCCTGCTTGCGGCTGTTCATTGATCCGCACTGCACGAAGCCAAACCTTAGTGATTGCGGTTGGATCGCGCGACAACATGTGGATAACTATTGGGAGGTAGAGCGACGATTCAATCTGCCTCCTGATTCGCTGAAGCAGTTCGCTCGCAATCTGAGTGTGCAGGGCGCCGACAAGAGTGAAGCGGGTGGTATCGTTCGTGATGAATACCATCAGTTGCAGAATTCTTTACTGGCTTCCAGTACCAACAAAATAATTTGGTATGAAGTGTTCTCGAAGGTCGGTGCAGGTACTCGGCTGGAGCCTTTTGATGAGGCTTTACATGAAGCATTCGAGAATACCATTGGTGACTTCGCCTATGTGTGTGTCGCTAAGGGTGTGCCGTTCCCGCTGAATTTCCCTGCTTCGGTTATTGAGCAGGGCGATGACGAAATCAAGCGGGCTATGGATTGGCCAGTTCCGATCTATCGCGACAACCGATGGCCAGTATCGCTATTAGACTTCTATGAGGCAGCTAGTGGTCCTTGGCCTTTGGCACCGATCGGAATGGGTCTTGGTGAACTGATCTTCTTGAATGTGATGATGTCCTGTTTGTGCGATCGAGTCTACATGAACTCTCGCAACATTTGGGCAGTGCTCAAGGAGGCTGGTGATGATGCCATTCAGAAGCTCAAGAGCAATGAGTTCAATGTGGTACTGGAGCTCAATGGGCAGATCCATGAAAACATCAAGGAGCTTGTTTCTCACGTCGAATCTCCAGCGGTGAATTGGGACGCTATCCGAATGCTGGAGTATGTAAGCCAGTCATTTGATAAGCGTACTGGTTTGACGGAAGCCCTCTACGGTATGAACGTGGGTGGCAAGGTCGCACGCACGGCAGCGGACATTAACTTCAAGGAAGCGGCTACGAGCGTTCGTCCTGACTGGATGGCTCGCAAGGTTGAGGCTTGGCAAACGAATGTTGCAAACGTCGAGCGAATCTATGCTGGCTGGAATGTTCGCGGTCAAGATCTAGTTCCACTCTTTGGCCCTGATGGTGCGCAGCTATGGGACCAGTTGATTGCGAATGAAGATCCTGAGGTGTACGTCCGTGAGATGAGTATGACTCTGGAAGCCAACTCAATTCGCAAGCCGAACAAGTTCCGTGACAACGAGAACCTCACTCGTATCGCACAGTATCTGTTGCCTATCCAAAGTCAAGTGGCTCTGTCTGGTAACCCTGAACCGCTCAATGCGTTTATCAAGGCGCTCGGCAATGCGATGGAGCAGGATGTTAGTGATTGGCTCATCCCAGCACCTCCACCTCCACCACCGCCGCAGCCTGGAGAGCAGGGTCCGCCTCCACAAGAGCAGCCAGCTATGCCGCAAGAGATGCCACCTGAAATGCCTCCAGAGCCAGCGATGCCCATGATGCCGCCTGATCCGATGGCAGGTGGAGCCGGACAAGATATCCCGCCAGACATTCTGGCTTTACTGCAATCCCTTCCCCCAGAAGCAGCAATGGAGATGATGTAAGTGGCCAATGGAATAAGAATAAATGGTGTCTTTCATAAGCTAGTCAAGGCAGATGGTGGCACTATCACCTACGATCCGCCTATTCCGAAAAAGGAAATCCAGAGAGGGCGGAACAATATAGGGGAGGTGATGAAGTCGAGGAGGTTCCCTGGTGTGAATACCGAGAACAATTTCTTTTCTAATCGCGGAACCCTAGAGCAGCAATTCAAAGATGACCCTCAGTTCCTTCAAGAGATCATTGAAGGCGCTAAGGCGGATGGATACACCCCCAACCCCAATGACGTCTACATCAGCCAGATTGCAAGAAAGACTGGTGATAGGCGGGCCTTTATCTCGCAGGCAGATGGTGTCTCTAAGATTCGCAAGGTGTGCGAAGAGGAGCGTTTGCACTGTGAGGCTCTTGGCACTCAGAAGTTCGAGGTGGCACCGAAGAAGAAGGTGCGACTCGCAGAGCCTTTAGTCCAAGAGAAGATGCAAGAGTACAAGCAAAATCCTGAGTTCTCTGGAATGAAGGATGGAGAGTTGCGGGAGTTCGTTGTGGACAAACATGGATCAAGGAGTTAGGGATGGCTTTAACAGGTTTTGAGCGAGCAGTTTTGATTGCTGCTGTATCGCAACCTACCACCGGCAAGAAGCTGTGTGAAGTAGTAGACAATGCGACGGACGGCTTGAGCACCGTTTCGTTTTCGGTTGGTACGGAAAGTGCCAACGCGATTCCAGTGACAATCACTGCGAAGACGCTCTTGAGTAAGGCACTGGACAATCGTGTGAGCTTTGAGTGCATGATTGTTTCTAGCACCAGCACGCTCGCCTACAACGCGATCGATTACACGATTGCTGCGACGACTGGCACCGTCATTGAGTTGGTGGCTGACAAGCTCATTCGAGTGACCACCGACGCAACGGGTGTTGCAGTTGTGACCTTCACCTTTGCAAGTACTGGCACTAGCTATCTAGTTCCTGTCTTGCCAAACGGTGAACTTGGAGCCGCTTCGGGCGCAATCACTCATACCTAATCAGGGGCAGTAGCTCGTGACGTACTTAGTAAGCTGGAATAATGTGTTCACATTCTGGGACATGGTCCAGCGTCTGCTATTGCGCA